AGGCGAACGACGCGAGAAGCGAGTTTCCCGCTTCAAGATATTTTCGCGCGAACGCGGACCATTCGTAAGACCATCCGCCCGGCGAATCAGCCCACATATCCTTGATCGTGGCGCGCAACGTATCGACGTCTGCTTTCGGGATGCCGAACGCAATGAACTGGCTGTAACGGTCTTCGAAACTGGCCTCGGGGGCGGAGATCATACGTGTAGCTCATATTGATTCCTCTCAATCTGCTGGTTGTATTCTAAAGTTAACGAGTTAACGCATAAAATTGCAAGGCAGCGGAACTGCCAGCTTGGCATCGGCTTGGGCTGGGTATTCATATGACAGGAGATTCTCTCCTCTTTCAGCTTTGGGATACACCTTGTGGCGGGAGAAACGGAAAATGCGGGGCGTGCGTTGCGAGATCTGGAAGAATTGCAATGGCAGCAACAAAGGCGCCGCGACGCAGATGGCAATACTTTATGGTTTGTTGGGTGAAACTGACCGGGCGTTTGCTTGTCTGGAAGAAGCGTACCGTTATCGCCAGCCCCTCCTTCTGCTCGCTAACGTGCAACCCCGAATGGATTGCCTGCGATCAGAACCGCGCCTCCGCGAAATGCTGGCAAAGTTGAATTTGCCGCTTAGAGATGCATAGCTCCGCTCAGCATTGATTTACATGTCTCGAATCCATGCTCATCGCTTCTGTCTTGGAGATTCAATAGGTTCTGCGGGTCCGAGCAACGCCCAAGTACAAAATCTGTACAACAAAGAGCTCACCCGCCTCTAAATTATTGAATCTAAAGAATGGCTCGGCAGCGAGGGCCATCGAGTCTGTCTCCGGAGAGTTTTTACCGTCTATATAAATAAAGAAGGGAGACGGTAAAAACTCTCGCCGATCAATGTCCGTTTTGTCCAATCTCGGGTTCGCCATTCCGGGGCTAAACATCATTCCACGAGCAAGTTCGTCATTCTTTCAGCAGAGGTAGGGTCCCAGTAATGTCCGATTTCGCCGGTGCTGTAACCGGAATCGAGGGAACTGCAAGGGGAAGGCAAAGGAGCTCGAAACTACCGCGAGTGCGGCAGTCCGGGGGATGACCGAGTAAACCACGGTGGCCGAGTTGCCGATTGTACCAGTGGGCTCCACGAACTCGCCGCCAGGAGACACAATATTCAACTCACACCCAGGTGAGTTGCGACGGAGAGAACTACAATTGTATGCAAGGAAAACAAAAGGGCGATTGTTCGCTGGCGGAATTGCGTGATCTTGGCTTGTCCATAGACATTGATGAGGTGCTGGCGCGGCGACTCAAGGGAAAACTTCTCATCATTGACGGCCACGTTCGGCAGGGCTACTATCTTGGTGATTCAGCTTTCGGCTGCGAGCATCTCCATCGGACATATGACGCCATCGCCGAGGAAGTCGTTCACGCCGCAACGCCTGACAAGGTTCTTGAGGAGATGATCCCCGGAATGGTACATCGCTACGGACAACAACAGCGCTGGTTGCCACTCATGAACCTCAAGACGGCTTTCCGGATGATGGAGGGCTCAATATCAGAATGGCAAGGCAGAAAGCTTTTGATGGGTCCAGCCGCCAAACCCAAATTGGGTAGGGCCAAATCCTTAAAGATGCGCGAGCGACGATTACAGAGGTTTATCAAACAGAACCAGTGCTACATCAGCGCAGTTCGAAGCGCTGCCGATGTCCACAAGCCCGATATGCAGCGCTGGCGTCACGGGAAGCTATCGGACGAATCCTCAATCTCGCAGCGGGTCGAATCGGTATTCCGAGGGATGAGGCCTATTGCCTCAATGACTTCCCAAGGGTAAGAACTTTTCCTTACCTTCTCACCGTTGACCTCTTACCCGCAGGGTCCTGCACCATAGGCGCATGATGTGAAGTTCTAAGAAAGCGCTTTTCAGTAAGGAGAGTCCTATGACAACGGTGAATACATTTGAGCAATCCGGGCGAGAGTTGAAAGTGGAGTATTGGCCGATTACGAAGCTTCAGCCTTACCACCGCAATCCCCGGAAGAACGATCCAGCAGTAGATCGAATGGTAGGTTCGATCCGGGAATTCGGATTCAAGGTTCCAGTTCTGGCCCGCAGTGACGGCGAAGTGGTCGATGGTCACCTGCGATTGAAGGCGGCCAAGAAGCTGGAAATAGCCGAGGTGCCAGTGATCCTGTGCGATGAATGGACGGATGCGCAGGTCAAGGCGTTTCGGCTAATGGTGAATCGGTCGGTGGGCTGGGCCGAATGGGATGACGAACTGGTTGGTCTAGAACTACTGGAGTTGAAGGATCTCGATTTCGATCTGAGGTTGACGGGTTTCGACGCGCATGAAATCGATGACTTCCTTCTCTCCCCGGAACTGGAAGCCGGCGCCGACACTGTAGCTGAGGTTCCCGATCGCCCGGTGTCGAAGCTGGGTGATTTGTGGCTGTGCGGCAAACACCGCGTTATGTGTGGCGACGCTACCTCAACTGAAGCTGTGACACGCTTGTGTGGCTCGGAGGCGCCCACGGTGCTGATCACCGACCCACCCTATGGGATTGGCCTGGATTCTGAGTGGAGGGACCGGGCCGGACTCAACGGCCATGGGCCGGCTGAGGGCAGTTATATGAAACATCGCACCGAGGGCCACAACAACACCACGATATCGTCCGATACACGTGCCGATTGGTCTGAGGCATTCGGACTGGTGCCGAGTCTCCAGGTAGGCTATATTTGGCATGCCTCCAAGTTCACAAGGGAGGTGCTGAATGGTCTGCTGCGCATTGGCTTCGATCATCACCAGCAGATCATCTGGAACAAGGGCCGAACGGTTCTCACACGAACGCACTACTGGTTCCAGCACGAGCCGTGCTGGTACGTGCGGAAGAAAAACGCCCCGTGGTTCGGTAAGCCCGGCGAAAACTCAACGGTGTGGGAGGTAGCGTCGCCCAAGTTCATCATGGGGGGCTCGAAAGAAGAGAAGTTCGATCATCCCACTCAAAAGCCGTTGGAACTGATGCGGCGACCGATTCTGAACCACACCCGGCGCGGTGAGTTGGTATACGACCCTTTTCTCGGGTCCGGGACTACGCTGATCGCTGCTGAGACAATGGACCGGATTTGCTACGGGTTGGAAATCGATCCACGCTATGTGGATGTAGTCGTGGGACGCTGGCAAAAACTTACCGGCAAGGGGGCGATGCTCGAAGGCAGCAGACGAAGTTTCGATGAGATTGCAGCCGAGCGGAACGAGGGGGTTGAAGATGCCACGACCGAGGCTTGAACCTACCGACGAGCTGCGCCGCTTGGTGAAGTCCCTGTCTGCCTTTGGCGTACCGCAAAAGGAAATCGCCCGCCGAATCGGAATCCGATCCACGAAGACGCTCAGAGCGCATTACCGGACGGAACTGGACCGAGGCGCTTTGGAGGCCAACATGAGCGTGACTCAGACCCTCTATAAAATGGCTACCTCGGGCAACCATCCGGTAGCTACTCTGTTCTGGTTGAAGGTCCGTGCCGGCTGGCAGGAACGTCCAAGTCAGACGGTGAATCCGCTCCCCTCGCCGCCTTTTGTAGTGGCCAAAGAAAACGGAGTCGAGCAGCCATGATTCGACTGAAACCTCCGCAATGGTCGGTATTCAATTGCGACACCCGGTTCCGGGTTCTGGTGGCAGGGCGGCGCTTTGGAAAGACGTATTTGTCCATGGTGGAGCTGTGCCGCTGGGCCTGGGGCACGGGACGGCTGGCCTGGTATGTGGCCCCTAGCTATAAGCAAGCCAAGCGCATTGTCTGGCAACCTTTGAAGCAAATGACGCGGCCCTACTGGGCAGCGCGGCCCAACGAAACCGATTTGCGGATCGAGCTCATGAGCGGCGGGACGATCTGCCTGCGCGGGGCTGATAATTACGATTCCCTGCGTGGTGACGGGCTGGACTTTTTGATCCTGGACGAGTATGCATCCATTACGCCCCAAGCTTGGACCGAAGTGCTACGCCCGGCGCTAGCGGACAAACAGGGCCGTGCTCTGTTCATCGGCACACCCCGGGGATACGATCATTTCTTCGACCTGTACCAGAAAGTGCAAGGCCAGCCCCATTGGAATACCTTCCAGTTCACTACCGAGCAAGGCGGGAATGTTTCTAGCGAGGAGCTGGAAAGCGCCGCACGGGAGCTGGATGAGCGCACCTACCGCCAGGAGTTTCAGGCCAGCTTCGAGAACATGACCGGCGGTACCGTGTATTACGCTTTCGATCGGAAACGGAATGTGAAGGAGGTCGAGTTCGACCCGCTGTATCCGATCTCGTGGAGCTTGGACTTCAACATCAATCCAATGTGCTCGGTGATCGCGCAAGTGATCGACACCACCAATCGGATGGAGATGCTGAGTGGTATGCGTTCGGCTGTGGTGCACGTGCTCGACGAGCTGTTCATCCCGAACTGTTCGACACCTCAGGCGTGCGAAGAGTTTTATAACCGGACGGAGCGATACCGGCGTGGGGGACAACGGCTGGTGAACGTATACGGGGATGCGACCGGCAGCAAGCGGCAAACCGCGAATGCAGGCGCTGAAAGCGACTGGCAGACGGTTCGAGAGTTCTTCGAGCGGCACAGCGGGGAGTTCCGGGTAAGTTTCAAGTACAAGCATCGCAATCCGGCCGTTCGGGACCGAGTAGCGGCAGTGAACGGGGTGCTGCAGAACGCATTGGGACAATCCAAGCTGTTCCTTGATGCTCGCTGCAAGTACCTTATTAAAGACCTGGAGCGCGTGGTCTGGAAGGCCGGTAGCTCAGTGCTCGACCAGGACTGCGATTCGCAGCTCACCCACGTCTCCGATGCGCTTGGCTACCTGTGCGAAGCCGAGTTCGGCATCCGTCCGGCGGGCGGCTACGACGCTCGTTATATCGCCTAGACCCGGCCCGATCACTAGCCGGAGAGGGAGCCGTTTTCGACTTGCTTTCCGGGCCCCACAGAGCGTCCATGGAAGTGTGGTTAACGCTGCCAGAGAGGAATCGAAAACCATGGATGACCCGATAGGCCGGCAGATTCAAAAGCTGTCGCGTTCGACCATCCCAGTTCTCAGAATCAAGTACCGGGAAGTGTTCGGCCAGCAAGCCAAGGTCGCTCACAAGCAGTACCTGGTGCGACGCATCGCCTGGCAGTTGCAGGCTCAGGCCGAGGGAGATTTGAGTGAACCGGTGCGCCGCCGCATTGCCGAGATCGCCGGCGAATCCGATTTGAGCAGGCAAGCGCCCCATGGGCTACGAACTGAACCTGCGGCTGGCGACGCTCCGGTTCACACGGTTGGGTCAGGCCTCCGGCGCGATTCGCGAGTGCCCCCCATTGGCACCTTGCTCCGGCGCCGCCATCAGGGCCGGGAGATCATGGTCAAGGTTCTCGAAAACGGCTTTGAATATGATTCCCAGTTCTATCGGTCGCTGAGCGCCATCGCCCGCCAAGTCACCGGCACGCGCTGGAATGGTCTGCTGTTCTTCGGTCTCACGGAGCGCCGCCATGAGTGAGGAGGAGATCCGGGCCGGCGACCTCACCACCACGGCGACGAAGCAACGAGTGATACGCTGCGCCATTTATACTCGCAAATCCACCGAAGAAGGCCTGGACCAGGAGTTCAACTCGCTGGATGCGCAACGCGAGGCGGGCGAAGCCTATATCGCCAGTCAAAGACAGGTAGGCTGGCGTTTACTGGCCCAACGCTACGACGACGGCGGCTTCAGTGGAGGCACGCTCGACCGGCCCGCCCTACAACGGCTGCTGGCCGATGTGGAGGCTCACCAGGTGGACTGCGTAGTGGTGTACAAGGTGGACCGGTTGAGCCGGTCCCTACTCGACTTTGCGCGCCTGATGGACCGCTTTGACCAACGCTCGGTCAGCTTCGTTTCGGTTACCCAGCAGTTCAATACCACCACCTCGCTGGGCAGGTTGACGCTGAATATTCTTCTCTCGTTTGCGCAGTTCGAGCGCGAGATCATCAGTGAACGAACTCGCGATAAGATGTCGGCCGCACGGCGCAAGGGCAAGTGGGTGGGAGGCACGCCCCTGCTCGGCTATGACGTGGACCCGGGCGGGGGACGTCTGGTTGTCAACCCCAAAGAAGCGCAGCGTGTGCGCGAGATCTTCGAGCTTTACCGGCGACATCGTTCGCTCCACACGGTGGTGGCCGAACTCGCTCGCCGTGGCTGGACCACCAAGGTGTGGAAGTCCAAGAAGGGACGCCGTCACACGGGACGCCCTTTCACCAAGGCCTCCTTGCGATTGCTGCTTACGAATGCGACCTATGCCGGAAAAGTGAACTACCGCGGTGTGGTCTATCAAGGTGAACATTCGGCCATCGTTGACACCGCACTGTGGGACCAGATCCAGGTCGAGTTTCGGGACCGGCAGCGCCCCAAGACCGAGTCTACTCGCAGCGAGCAGAAGGCGCTATTGGCAGGATTGCTGTTCTGCCAAAGCTGTCAGCGGCCCATGGTAGCTACGTATTCGATGAAAGGAGAGCGGCGCTACCGCTATTATGTCTGCCACCAGGCACGGCAGAATGGCTGGAAGTCTTGCCCTACCAAAGCAGTCTCAGCCAAACTGATCGAGGAATCCCTGGTGGGCCAACTGCGGGTCCGTCTGAACTCGGAGGCAATGCGACGTGCCCTCCATCTTCCCGCCCGCGACTGGCAGGCGTTCCTTCACGATCCCGCCGGACTAGTGCCAGCGCTGGTCGAAAGTGTCGGATATGAGGGTGGCAGCGGTACGGTCTCGGTGCGGTTACGAGCTTTGAATGGCACTTTTCAGGAGGCCTAGCATTGACTTTTGAATACAAGCTTCCCATCCGGCGCAGCCGGACACTTCCGACCTTCCCAATAGCTGGGGCAAAAGATCCGATAGGCCGCCCGCCGCGGGTGGCGAGGCTGGTGGCTCTGGCCCAC